TATATATACACAACAGACGACACGACACGCGACTCCCCTCCCCCCCCGGTGCTCAGCTGTTCACTAGTGTAAGTGTGTGCACTGTTTACCAGGTAGCTAGGCAAGACACTCAGGCAGTCACTCAAGACAGCTCGCACGTGTTACTCTTTCTTTTGGAAAAGGGTGATGTATTCATATGACAAGATTGCATGACAAGATTGCATGGCATTTAATAGAGTCAAATTGCAGTATCAAATTAAATCAAAATAAATTAAAAAAACTATTGACAAGGCCTCAATCGTAGCTTTTTACTGGTTTCAAGTTAAGCGCACTTGCTTAGCATAAACCAATAAGGAAAGTATTAAATGAACAGGATACAAGCAAACGAGATAGTAAACGCTATTGATTCACTCGAAACAATTAAGGCGGCCTTGCAAGCTTGCCTTGATCGTGGGCCGGAAAGGATAGAAAAGACTGGTACTTGGCAATATCACGCAAACAAGCTTTTAAACTGGCTAAATGGTGAAATGCAAAGCGCGCCGCCTTTTCGCGTGTTTCAAGCGCAAGGCAATAAGAAGTTGCCATTTTATGCGTTTTCTAGTCTTGCGCTAGCTGACTGCCCGGGAAAGGGTGATTGCGTCAAATTCTGTTACTCTCTTAAAGCATGGCGGTATCCGGCCGCATTCTTTAGGCAAGTGCAAAATAGTTTACTTTTACGCTTTCAAACTGAGACGGTTGCCAGTGCATTTAAAGATATACCACAAGACAAGACAGTGCGCTTATTTGTTGACGGTGATTTCAAAGACGTAGAAACATTGCGCTTTTTTATGGACCTTTGCAAAGCGCGGCCCGACTTGCGCTGTTATGGATACTCTAAAAGCTGGCACGAATTTATTACATTAAATGCAAGCGGTTACGAATGGCCGGAGAATTACTTGACTAATGCAAGCAGTGGGTCGAGATGGGCGCAAACTGGCATTGCAAACGCTTTTCTTGCCTTGCCTATAGTGCGCGGGCAGTTTGACGCGGTAGCGGTAGAGAAGCTATTTATAAAGCAGAAGTCTTACCAAGGCAAGGATAAGCCGGGTTCAAATGCTTATCGCAAGGCAGTGCGGGAAAAGTTGAAAGCATTGACGGGAAGCAAGAAAGTGTTTGCGTGCCCCGGCAATTGCGGCAATTGTTTACCGAGTGGAGAACATGCATGCGGCTCTAAATCGTTTGACTCAATAACAATCGGTATCGGAGTACATTAAGATGCAAAGTCAATTAATAGACGAAGTCTTGCAACACTTGGACAAGTTTGAAAACACCGGTGACTGGTATCACTTTAGTCTTGCGCTTGATGCGCTGGACGATTTGAAAAGAGAAATTGAAAATCAATAATAACAAAAATAGAAAGTAATAAAAATGAATAATAAAAATACAGACCACCATAAGCGCATGCAAGAAACGCTAGCAAAGCTAAATGAAAAGAAACTATTCAGGGCCGCATTAAAGGCCGGCAAGCTTGAATTCGTAGTCGTAGGTAGAAAGGCGCAATCATGAGTCAAGTTAACATGAATGAGACGCAACGCGAATTAGTGTTGGACCTGGCCGAAGACTTCGCGCCATTCGTAAAGAAAGTTGAAAGCGGCATGGCCTTAACTCGAAACCACTATGGCGTCTATGGGTCCATGATCATCAGATTGAGCAAGGGAAATAGAAAGCTTGCGCTAATGCTTAGCTACGCTTTAATGATGGCCGGCGCAAATGGACAAGGTGTAAGCGACGCAATGGGCGCATTTTTTCCTGAATAACAATAACAAAAATAGAAAGTAATAAAATGAATAATCAAATTAAAAAATATCCATTCAATGACGGGGACGATTATTGGACAGTAGAAAATGGCGTTTTAGAATGTTCCTGCTGGGATGAAGTAAGCGAGGAAATCTTTGATGAAAACCCGAACAGAATATACTATTATATTGAGGGAAATTTAATTGCTATGATTAAATTAGACTCTCAGGATAAGACTACCGACGAGAGAACCTTTATGAGTCAGCTGGTATGCGCTGGTACTCATCAATTTAGAAAAATAAAATAGGAAAATTATGAAAAAAACAAAAGAACAAATCGCAAACGAGCACAAGCTCGAAGATATACACTTGCAATTAGACTTAGCAAATGCACCAACTGACAAGCTTTTGAATTACGATATAATTCTTAGAGTAGGTGACGATGGCGAAGCCTACGAGGGGTTCTCTGTTTATGATTATAAAAATCAAGAGGAAATTACTTGGGTATCATTCAACAAATAAATAGGAAAATTATGAAAAAGACAAAGCAAACCATAAGTGAGCGCAAGCTCGTAAATAGTGAGAGAGAAGCGGAATCGGCGATGATATTATTTGCTTGCATCCTGGGCGGGGTAATACTTATACTGCTAGCCATTGCAATGGGATAAACCACCAGTCCTTGCACAAGAAATCACCACTCACGAGCCCTACAAGGGCTTACAATATCAATATAGGGGTAACACCCTTGCAAACAATCAAAACGCCTTCTAGGGGCATTAGAAGCCTCTAGGGGGTGCATTACAGGAAATATGTTACAATTTAATTCAACATCAGAGTCAAGGTCCAGTGCGGTTCAGTGCATGGAAGGATTCAAGGATAAAATAGAGATGCTCATGAAAGCAGGGGACATCCTCGACCATTGCACGCGGGGTAGATCTACGGAAAAAGAAGCGCGTAAAGCAAGGGCAAGGTCGCTGAAAATATGGAAGGATACCGGGTGTCCAATATCTCAGGCCGCGGAGCTAGGCGGGGCAAACAGAACAAACTTTCACAAATGGCTGATAAGAGAGGGGCATCACACTCCAAAGAGTAAGTGAGTTGCTACAAGATTTCATATACCAGGAGAGATATGCCAAACGAATGCGGAGCCATAAAGCACGCCCATACAGCGGACGAAGCGTTGAAGTATCTGGCCGTAGGCAATAAGAGTAAAGGCTACAAGCTGAAGCGAAGCGGTGTATCAATAATGGTTCTAAATATCGAGGAGATAAAAGACACTTGACAAGTCACTTACAATGGATATTAGTTTTTTAAATATACCGTGTCGCGACGGATCAGACCAATTTACCGCTTGTTAATCCAAGCATCTTAAGGCCTCTTCTAGCGCGACATAGAAGAGGCTTTTTTATTTTACAGTATATCGGAGCAAGGCAGGTGGACGAACCACTGACCCCAAGTCTGAGTAAGTGGTTACATAGCTTGAACGAAACCCGGCTATGTATAAAAGGTTTGCAGTAATGCAGGAACGGCCACGGTTAGCGTAATACAGGACTTACCACGCGCGATGATCCGGGGCACTATTGAAGGCGGGGACACTCATAATTTGAGGCTCTACCAGGCATAGGTTTGACCAGTAATGGGGAACCTATGTCTAACGGGAAGCAACTCTAATTTGAACGAGGCTAAAAAAAGCATTGACCTTACAATTATTTAATCCAAAATAATATATATGAATAAAAAAACTGATAAGAAAACTGCTCTACTGGATGTCGAAATAATACTGTTCAAGCATGCCGCTAAAGCAGAAGCGGAGGGGACAAGCCTCCTCACATTAAAATCAATGTGTAGACAAGCCATTGATCAATGTGTCATGGGATGCAGGGCATCTGAGTTTTACCTCGTAGTATCTGGTCGCAACAACTATCGTAAGACACTCTACCCCAACTATAAAGGAAACCGTGGAGCAAAGCCACCCTTGTATAATCCATTGACCCAGGCTATGAAAGAGATGTATGCGGAGCGGTGGTATCAGCATGACCAGCTAGAAGCTGATGATTTACTAGGTATAATTGCTACCAATGGAAAGATAGAGAAGCCTATTATATGTAGCATAGATAAAGATATGCTGTCTGTGCCTGGGTGGAATTATAACTGGGACAAGGATGACTGGCCCACCTATGTAAGCCAAGGGCAGGCAGACCACAATTGGCTAGTGCAACTACTGATGGGAGACAGCACCGACTGCATCGAGGGCATGAAGGGCATTGGCAAGGTGAAAGCAGAGAAACTTATTAAGAAGTATGGAGACCCTGAGCTGAGTGTTCCAGACCAAGCTAAAAATATTTACGAGAAGGAAGGTTTTTCTCTTGACCAGTATTATGCTTGCCTAAATACTGTGACCATATGGAGGAAACCATTGCCGGAAGCACTCCTAGAAAACGATCTCATTACAGACATAGTAAAAACAATACCAACCCTAGAATAAAATGGATATAAAACAAGAAAACATCGAGCGCATACAGACGCAGATAGATATGATACGCCAAGAGTCACGCGCTCTTTCCTACCGCATTGAGAGAATGACGGAGCAACGCAAAGACCTGACCCAGGAGAAGAATGATCTGAAGGACAGACTGGAGGCCGTCAATGCGATACCAGCCAAAGAACTTATCGAGGGAACCAACGATGCCCTTGCCAACCTAAGCATTAGAATATAATCCAATGCAAGACAAGGATAAGTATTCTGATGTATGGTCAGCAATGACCATTAGGAATAAGTTTGAGAGATGGAGCGAAGATTTTGTTGACATCGAAGACATGGATCCTACAGAATTATGTAAGTATTACTTATCCACCAAGAAAATAATAAACGACAACCCAGTTATAAAAATGAATAAAATAGAAGTTAGCACCGCAGAGATTGACCCGCACACAGAAGTGTTTGCCCTAGACGTAGACGATGTATCACTACAGCGTTTGCAGTATGGAGAAGTTGGCAGCCCACATCCCTATGTTAGGGTGGCTGATATCACCAGAGCATTGCAACAAAGGACTCCACGTTGCGACAGCGATCTCTTAGATTTAATAGATAACAAAGGCTACACCTACTGCTTCTTTGCAGCTAAGGGAGAGGTCACAGAGAACGAGCACAGATGCGTTGCCATATATGCTCCTAATGGTCAGCAACTTACAGGAGTTGCAGAAGGATTTGAAACTGTAAGAGAAGCTCTCGGCTACGTCCTAGACATGGAGGAGCAAGGGTAGTATGGAGGACCTGGGAGAAGCACTAATCATGGATGGCTTCGACGATTGCATCGCCGGGGTCGTAGAACGAATTGGTCAGCCGCCTATCATCTGCTATGACAGAGACAAGGTTCTAGATAAGTTGATGGGCCAGGACATGGATTACGAAGAGGCTGTAGAGTATTTTGAATACAACCAACAGGGAGCTTGGATGGGAGAAGGAACTCCATGCTTCATCCGTCAGATAGAAACTGAACCCTTTGACCCTAGTCTTAATTGAAAGTAGCAAAGCCATACAACTCAGGTCAATGGACTAAGGCTCGTTACAGGAGCTTTATTATGTCAGCACTACGTCGTGCTCAATGGCCTGTTAAGTATGAAGCTATCCGCTCTGCCTTTGTCCGTGATGGTGTAAACCCCGCAACAGGGCGCAAGTGTAAGCTGCACAAGTGCTCTGATTGCGGGGAACTATTCCCAGCCAAAGACATGAGAGCAGATCACATTGACCCCATCGTCCCGGTCACTGGCTTTGACAACTGGGACGCACTCATAGGCAGACTGTTCTGTGAACTCGATGGCTTCCAGGCTGTCTGTGTGGAGTGCCACGCCGTTAAGACCAAGGCAGAGAATGCAGAGCGAAAGAAAAACAAAGAAAAAGCTTGATTACTTATTCACACTCCTTCAACATCAACCCATCATTAACCAATAACATTATGTCAAGAACAAAACCAAGATCAACGGGGTCATCAAACCCTGCCACCAAGTTCCTTCAATGGAACACACAAGCTTCCACATGGGAGTTTTACGATAAAGAAGCCCAAGAGTCTAAAACACTACCACAAGACACGGGTTTCATTATCCTCGATCAACTCAACACCGCCAAGGGTTGGGACGATAGGAAGAACAGTGCAATCTGGGCTAACGAAGTGTATACCGTAGGAGATAAACTTACTCTCCGCAACAAGGATGGTATCGTTGCTTCCGGCATCTGGTCTGAGGTAAAGAGTGTTCACGGTGTTAAGTTCACCAAGTCTGTCTACGCTATGGCCAAGGTTGGCGAGGGTTACGAGCTTGTTAACTTTCAGCTCAAGGGCTGCGCCCTTACAGCATGGATTGACTTCCAAGACAAGGCAGGTGGCTCCAGCCAACTAGAAGGAGACATCGTAGTAGCAGTTACCGAGGCAGTCGAAGACCGCAAGGGTGCTGTAACCTTCAACAAGCCAGTCTTCAACATTGTATCCAGCACACTGTCCAATGAAGCTGCACTCCAGGCAGACAAGATGGATGGCACACTACAAGAATACTTGTCCTCCTACCTCAAGGTAGAGAAGCCCCCAGAGGACAAGGAAGAGGAAGAGAGTGAGCCAGAAGTAGTTTACTCAGAGCCAGCCGTTGTCGCCGACCCCTTCTAGGCATACCTGATAGCCCTTCCCCTTCGGGGGTGGGGCTTTCTTATATTATGATTAAACAAACAAACCCCAAAGACATGATTGGTATGCGCAAGGCTCCAATGTCTGGTTTACCAGCACCTGTTCTTATGGAATGTGGATTGGTTAAATTACACGGAGACTTGAAGTATGGTGCTTACAACTGGCGTGAAGCCGGCGTTAGGGCATCAGTTTATTACAATGCCTTCTTTCGGCACATCGAGGCTTGGTATGAGGGCGAAGACTTAGACCCAGACTCTGGGGAGCATCACATAGCTCACGCCATAACAGGACTAATGGTTCTCCGTGACTCTCAAATGTTCGGCAACTGCGTTGATGACAGGCCAATCTCACATAAACCAGGATGGATACAAGACATGAACGAACGTGCTTCTGCAATGATTGATAAATCTGAATTACTACTTAAACGCGAACTAACTAAATTATAGCATGAAAGAACTAGACTACATAGATCACTTCCGCATCATCATGAAACCCCGCAGACATTTCTTGGACCAGATAGTCAAAGCACTAGAGCCAATGAATGAATTGGAAGGAAAGGAAGAGGAGAGAGAAGCCATCATACAGAGTGCTGAAAACATCCTCCAAGAAATCCACGACAAGTATACTCAAGACCAGCACCTAGTGATGGCCAAGTTTTATTCTGAAGCTAAACAAACCGTTGGACGCGGCATCCTTTCTGGACTAATTAAAGATTAATGGAACAACCTCACAACTTAGAAGCAGAAGAGGCTTTGCTGGCCTGCTGCCTACTGAACAATGCGTCTTACGACAGCATCAGCACCATCGTCAGCGAAGACGATTTCTACCGTAGTGCTAATAAGATTTTGTTCGGTGCTATATCTAAGTTGTGTGCAACCGGTGACGAGTTCTCTGAGATTGACCTAGACGAACTACTAAAGCGCGAAGGGACAGACAAGGAGGTAGGTGGACTGGGTGCTATAATGCACATACAAAGACAGGTGAGTAGTTCTATGCAGATAGTGAGCTTCGCCAAGATTGTAAAAGAGAAGTCTAAGTTGCGTCAGATTATTCGCACATCACGCATCGCGATTGAAGCAGCTACAGAGAACCAAGACCCAGACGTAATCATTGCTGACATCGAGAGATCCGTTACTGCTACCCTGGACAACGCCTCCACTAAAGACCCCTCGATCAGGGCAGCGGCTGAGTCCTTACGTGAAGACTTCAAGAGGATGGCGGAGGGAACCTACGATACCTTCGCTCTACCAACTAGAATCAAACAACTAGACGATAAGCTGAGTGCTGGTGGTATAGCCAACGGAGAGGTAATGGTTGTTGCTGCTCCTACCTCCTGCGGCAAGACCTGCATAGCCTTGAACGTAGCCTTGCAGAATGGCGTAACCCACAACAAGCCTGGTCTATACTTCTCCTTCGAGATGCAAGCTAAGAGCCTGGCAAAGCGCATGATACAGACCTGCTCTGCTGTGAACCTCAACCAGTTCCAAGAGGGTGTGCTGTCCCCAGAGAAACAGAAGCGGGTGTGGGATGCTACTGAGAGAGTAGAGAACGCCCCTATATTCACAGAGCACTACGTTAGAAACATAGACGAACTGCGTTCACGTGCTCGTATGTATAAGCGTAAACATAACATTGAATGGATTGTCATCGACTACCTACAGCTGGTTCCTTGGAACACTAAGCTAAAGAAGCACGACGGCATCGCAGAGGTTAGCCACCAGATCAAGCTCATGGCTATGGAGTTAGACCTACCAGTAATCCTTCTGGCTCAGGTAAACAGAGAGGGAGCCAAGCGTGAGACAGGCATTACGCTATACGACTTGAAAGATTCCGGGGACATCGAGAACGACGCAGACATTATTCTCTTGCTATGGCCCAATGGTTCAGACACAAAGGAAGCTACAGTCCACAACGATCCCGTCCACGGCACACACATTTGCATCAAATACAACGTAGCAAAGCAGCGTGAAGGTGAGCGAGATCAGTATGGCAAGTTCGTCTTCCAAAACAACATAGGCAGATTTAGTTAACCCATCCTACTAACTATTATAAATATGACACAAGAACACCTAACTCAGAAGCAAGCATACAACCTTTACTTAGAAGGTTTTTCTTACCACCAGATAGCCGAAGACTTTGAGACAACCGCAGAAGCTGTGCGCTCCAAGATCAGGCGATACAAAGCTACTGTCCCTGCCGCTCAAGGTAACGAGCGAGTCCTTGTTATATCTGATACTCACTGCCCAGCCATGCACCACGGCTACATTGACTTCCTAATCTCTATCTTCCACAAGCACAAGTGTACACGTGTTGTTCACATCGGTGACCTGGTAGACTGGAACGCTATCAGCTTCCACGAGAAAGACCCATCCATGCCCAGCGCAGCAGACGAGT